AGCAATACAACATTTTAAAGATAGAAATGATATAGAGATGAACAGTATTGAAGTTCCTGAATGGGATACTACAATATACTACAAAAGTGTAGGTACATTCGCTGATCAAAGTAAAGTTATGCAACTACACGGACAAGGTAAAGTTGTAGAAGCATTGGTAGAAACAATTATTACTAAAGCAAGAACAAAAGATGGTAAAAGAATGTTTCAACCAGCAGAGAGAACATATTTGTTAACGGAGTGTGATCCAGACGTTTTAGTTAAGATTGCAACTGCGTTAAATAGCGGTAGTGAAAACAACTACGATGTGGACGAAACCGCAAAAAACTAAGAGACGATCCAGACCTATTAATTCTATGTAGACTGGGTCGTGAACTTAAGATGACACTTGAACAAGTGTCTAAGATGAGTGTAGCAGAAGTTTATATATGGCTTGCTTATTTTAAAATAGAACAAGAGGAGCAAAAGAAAGCGTATGGCAGAACAAACCGTTAAACTCAAATTAGATACTAGACAATTTGACGCTGGCATGGCTAGAGTCAGTGGTGGCTTTGGTAAATTAACAGGACTTATTGCAGGCGCGGCGGCGGCTCTTGGATCTTTTCAAATCGCTAAAGGCTTTTTAAACACAGCCAGAACAGTTGAAAACTTAGGTGTTCAACTTAAATTCCTAACAGGTTCAGCAGAAGAAGGTGCAAAAGCCTTAAAAATTGTTGAAGATGCGGCGGCATCAAGTACATTCAAATTAGAGGATATGGCCTCAGCGGCTCCGTTATTGTTAACTGTAGCAGACTCAACAGACGAACTTAACGAACTACTAGCAATGACAGGTGACTTAGCAGTTGCTTCAGGACTTGACTTTCAAACAGCGGCAGGACAACTACAAAGATCATTTGCAGGTGGTATTGGTGCGGCAGACTTATTCAGAGAAAAAGGTATAAAAAGTCTATTAGGATTTCAAGAAGGTGTACAATACACAGCGGCACAAACCAAAGAAATAATTACAAAAGCATTTAGAGATCAGACTACAACTATAGTAGGTGCAAGTGCTGAAATGGCTAAAACCTTTGATGGTGTTATGTCAATGATGGGCGACAAATACTTTAAATTCCAAAGAGCTGTTATGGACAGTGCTCCATTTGAAAATATAAAAGCCGCGGCTATGTTAATGGAAGAACAATTAGAAAAGAATTTTGGATCAATTGAAAAAGCAGGTGCAAAGATTGGTACTGCTGTAGTTGAATCAACTAGACAAATATTAGTTGGTGGTGCAGTAATGTTAGATGCATTAAAACCAATATTTGAAGTTGTTAAACGAGGTATTAATGGATTAATTAAATTTATTAATCAACTACCACCAGAGTTTCAAGTACTTGGTGCAATAGGTTTCTTTTTAGTTGGTAGAGGTGTTAAACTTATACTGTTAACAGTAGCGGCATTCTTTGATAAGATCAAAGGGTTTATGGACGATACTGTAGATTTTTTCGCTGAAAAAATCAATAGCATGATTAGAATTGCAAATAAACTTCCAAAAGTTAATATAGAAGAATTTGAAATTGGTAAGAAACCAATGACCAGTTATCTAGAACAGGTTAACAAAGACTTTGTAGGCTTTATTGAAAATATTACAGGTGATATAAAAGAAATAGTATTTGATGTTAGTGGTTTAGATGTAGAACAAGCAGGCGCATACGAAAAAAAAATGCGTGCATTACTTGAAATATTAGATAAACGAATTGCAAAAACAAAAGAATTAGGTGAAGAAGAAAAGAAAACCAGCCAAGGTAAAGTTAAAGTATTAGGTGGTGATCCACAAGCCCAAAAAGAATTAGAAAAACAGCGTGAACAATTAGAAAAACAATTTAAACAAATTAAAGATGGTTTAAGAAGTGAACAACAAGAACAAGAAGACGCATACGCTGAAAAAATAAAAATATTACAAGAATACTACGGAGAACATTTCCGCCACGTTGAAGAATACAACAGAATGGAAAAAGCAATATATGCCAAACATCAAAAAGAATTAGCAGATATTAATAAACGTAGTAACGAAACAATAACAAAAAGTATTTTAAATGGTACATTAGAAGCCAAAGATTTAGAAGGTAAAAGTGCTAAAGACAGAACGGATATTGCTAAAGGATTAGGCAGAGAAGTTTTAAGTGTCATGGCTGGACAAAACAAAAAAGCATTTGAACTACAAAAAGCCTTAGCAGTAGCACAAGCTCTACTAGATGCTAAAAGTATTATAATGAGTTTCGCAAGATTTGGATCAACATTTGGACCAATTGGAGCGGCGTTAGGTGTAGCGGCTGGTGTAGCCTTTACAGCGGCACAGATAGCGGCAATTCAATCACAGCAATACTCAGGTAGAGCAACAGGTGGACTTGTACAAAAAGGTGGCGCATATGTAGTTGGAGAAAATGGACCAGAAGCGTTTATTCCAAACCAAACAGGAACAATTATCCCAAACAGAAATATGGGTGGTAACGGATCAACAAATGTTAACTTTACAATTAACGCCGTTGACGCAAAAGGTATTGATCAAATACTTGTATCACGCAGAGGGCTAATTACAAGTATAATCAGAGAAGCCAGTGAGACAAATGGCGTAAGGAGTACATTCTAATGTCAGGAACATTACCAACAACACCAGGTTTTCAAACACTTAATATAAAAAGTAATACTTTTACAAGTATTACAGCACCAATTACAGGAAGAGCAGTTAGGAAAACACAAGGCGTACAACTTTGGAGTTTTACAGCAAGTTATCCTGCAGACAAACGCAGTGTATATGCACCATTAATGGCATTTATTGTTAAACAACAAGGTCAATTTGAAACTTTTACAGCCAAATTACCTGAGTACAGTGATACAAATGGAGCATTAGATAAAACAACACAAACAATGTTAGTAAACAATGCTGGCGGTTATGATGTAGGAACAAAAGCCATAGAAATTGATGTAACACCAACAGGCGGTGTAACAACAGGTGCCTTAAAAGCAGGAGACTTTATTGGATTTGCTTTTCACAACAAAGTTTATATGTTAACAGCAGATCTTGATTTAAGTGGTAGTGGAACAGGTACACTAACATTTGAACCAGGGTTAGTAGCCACTATAGCAAATGATGAAACAGTTGTATACGGAGATGTACAGTTTACTTGTAGATTATCTGAAGATGTACAAGAGTTTAGTGCAGGATTAGGTAATTTAGTAAGGTATGAATTAGACATCATTGAGGATTTATAATGGGTCGTTTAAGTACTATAGTAAAAAACATATTATCCGCAGATGATATTAGATATGTAGATTTATTAGAACTACATTTTAGCAGTGATGCAGGTGGTGTTAAATTGTTAACTAACGCACCACACAGTATTACAATTCCTGCAGGAACAGACACACTATCAGGTTCAAGAACATTCGTCAGTAATGGTGCATGGTTAAGTTGGGGTACACCAAGTGAAACAGGTGCTCCAGTTATAAACACAAGTGCTATAACATTAAGTCCTACTATTGATAGTGGCTACTATGCCAACATATTTTTAAACAAAGCATACATTGGTACAAGAGCTGTAATTTATAGACAGTTCTTTGATCCACAAACAAGTCCATTAGATGATCAAGGCGCACCAGTTATGATGTGGGATGGAGAGATGACAAGTTTTAAAATTCAAGATTCACAAGATAACAATACACTACAAGTACAAACAGCAAACATATTTTATGATTTTGATGCTGTTAACTGTCGTAGAACAAACACAGCAAGCCAAAGCCAATACTTTCCAAATGATAAAGGCTTTGAATTTGCAACTCAAGATATAAAAGATTTGAGTTGGGGAAAGAAGGTATAGATTATGGGATTTAATCCTTGGAAATGGGCTAAAGATAACATCATTGATCCTGTTGTTGACTTTGTTGTTGACGTAGGTAAAAGTGTTGTAAACTTTGTAGGTGGTTTAGTTGGTGGTATGTTTAGTACACCAGACTTAGGCAGTGTAAGTCAAGCCAGTGCGGCAAACGAAGGTGTGTTGCTTAACAGAACAGGAACACTAAACAATATTCCAGTAGTATATGGTCAACGTAAAGTTGGTGGTACTATTGTATTCATGGATACAGCAGGCGATAGAAATCAAAACTTGTATATGGCTATTGTATTATGTGAAGGAAGAATTGAAAGTATAGGTAAAGAATTTATTGATGGTGTAGATTTTAATGATAGTAGATTTGTAAATTACAGAAAACGTGATAAATTTACAGGTAGCGATGACCAAATATCAAAAAGTTTATTACAAGAAGCACCAGGTTGGACAGATGATCACAGACTATCAGGACTAGCATATTTGGGTTATAAATTTGAAATGCCAGAAATTAAAAGTCAAGATGATGCTGACAAAAACCCATGGCAAGGTATTCCACGAGTACAAGCTCTTATTAAAGGTAAAAGAGTAGTCAGTGCCGCGATAGCAGGTGCTGATACATATGAAAATGAAATAGCAAATGCAACAGCAACAAGTAGTAACCCAGCAGACATTATTTTAGATTATTTGCGTAATCCAAGATATGGTAGAGGCCTAAGCAATGATAGAATTGACTTTCCAAGTTTTGCGGCGGCAAGAATATTGTATAATACACAAGTAACACTTGCAGACGGTAGTACTACAGCATATATGCAAATGAATCCTGTTATAGACACAGGTAATAAGATGTTAGACAATCTTAAAAAATTATTAGTACAAGCAAGAAGTGGTCTTCCTTATCAACAAGGTAAGTTTCACTTAAAACCAGAGAATTCAGGTAGTACAACAAGTCCTGTTGATCCTACACCTACACCAGTATTTGATATTGAAGAAAAACACATTATAGGCGGTGTTCAAATTGTAGATGCTGGAACAAGAAACCAAGCAAACCAAGTGCGTGTAAGTTATGTTGAACCAAATACAAGTGGAGAAGACAATGACTGGAGTACAAACGAAGTTATCTATCCTACAACAGGTAGTGCTAGAGATATTGAAATGTTAGCAGAAGACCAAAACAGACGTGTACTTAAAGAATATAATTTAGATTATATTACAAATGGTGAACTTGCGGCGTATCACGCAAAATTATTGTGTGAGAATGAAAGAAGAATTAAAACATTAACAGTTACCTGTACATCAGAACTACATGATGTTGAAGTAGGTGATATTGTTAGATTAAAATATGCACCATTAAGCATCAACTATGCTTTCTATAGAGTTATCAGTTGGCAGGTAGATGAAAACTATACTATATCACTTGGATTAAGAGAACACACACCTGCAAATTATGAATTTGACAATAGTATTACTACAATTGGATACACAAGACAACGCCAATATGTGGGAGATACACAAAGAGTAACTAACTATGCGTTTCAAGGAAGCACGGGCACTTATACGACGTCTACGGGTGTTACAAACGCCAATTTAGCAACACTTCCCAATATGAATATTCAAACAGGAGTTACAAATAGTAACTTCTTAATTAACACAGTAACAAGTGTTGCAGTATACGAT